TAATTATATTGTAGGAGGATTTAAAAATTCTTACAGTGATTTTACAGTCTTTGCGGCTAAAAACTTTAACTTAAAGACGGTTGATAATTTTTCTTTAGGAGTTATGCTAGGCGTTACTTATGGTTATGATTGCCAGTACGAAAGTATTTGTTTAAATAATTTTATCCCTGTGTCATCTCCCTACGTATCATTTACAAAATACAATATAAAGCCTACCGTTTTATTATTCGGCGAGGCTCTATATTTTACAGTTAAGATAAATTATTAAATAAACCCGCCGTTAAATTTCTGGCTTTTTAGTTGATATAACTAGCACGCCATCTTTATGCGAACGTAATCTCTTAAACGCCTCTTTGTACGCAACCAATTCAGCGCGGGTGTATTCAGCGCGTGAGCTGTTTTCGTTGGTTAGTTTTTAGCTCTGCATCGGCCTTGTTTAACTGCTCAATAGCGTGCTTTTGTGCGTCTTTTGCTAATGATTTTTTGCTAGTTGTTAGCTTTTTACCATCCCATAACTTGCCCATTATAGGGTTTTCTTGCTCAATTATTTCATCTTGCTCAGACAAAACTGCATTCTCAAAGCCTGTTTTATTTATTGCGACAACCACGCCGCTTTTTATTAATGCAAACATTATGAGACCCCTTCTTTTAAATATCCAATAACAAATCTTACCTGGTCATCACCAAGGTTACTAACCTCAAAGCTTGTAGTACTGCTATGACGTATTACTGCACCGTTTCCAGTTTCTGTGAAGCTTGTTAACCTCCAGGTGGTAGGGTAATCTGCTATATGCTCTTTTGTTACTGTTACTGAGTTTACTACGTCTTCAGATGTGGCGGTGTTATCCCCTGCCATTACTATTAAATCATACTGACTTTGTGTGTGAGAATTTGGATAGCTATACGTCCCTGACGTATATTGTCCACTTGCTAATATAACTTCGTAATTACCTGCTAACCCATTGTTTGTTTTAAGAGCTGCGTTATCTAAAATTGCCTGTGCTTGCACAAGTGTTTGCGTTAAGTCTCCACCAGTTCCTGATACTCCTACGCTTTTATTAATAGTGGATTGCAGTTCAATCAATGTCTGAGTTAAATCACCACCAGCGCCGCTAACACCTAAATTTACTTGTCGCCAGTTTGTTGCGTCGGACTCTGGCACTGTTGCGCTAATGTGGTCTAGTGTTTTACATGCATACAAGACACCGTCTCTGTTTGCCTGTGATCCTATCTGATACTGTTGTAAAGCGTTCCATTCGGCAACGCCCATTTGATGCAGGTACGCGATAAACTGCATTGACGTATACCCCAAGGCATTAAAATCTTCTCGCGTGGGGTTTTCGCTAGCGCCAACAATGCCAAAACCGCGTAAATAATCAACACTTAATTGGTCAGTTAACAAGTCTGATTGTGTGACCTCTCCGAATATGGTTCTTTCTGTGCCTGTCGCGTTACTTGCAAACGCTTTTACGTCTGCGTTAGCTCTTACTATTTTAGACATTGATTAGTTTCCTCGCTAAAATTCCGCCGATGTATGCGGTGTCGAATTTGCTTGCAAAGCCTTTTGCGTTTGGGTTATTTTTAAATCCAAATGTTGCACCAGGCGTTGCTTGAATTATTTCTTTGTAGTTAAAAGTTATGGGCTTAGGCAGTATACCAAGATTTGTAATTAATCGCACATCTTCAACGCTAACGTTAGGTGATATGTACAAACTTAAAGTTTGGTCTTTGTTATCTACAACATACGCTTCACCTGCAAAAGCATCAAAAACGACTTGCTGTAAACTTATTTTTGCGTCAGACGCTAAAAACGGCGAGCAAGTATTTTTAGCTATTTTATTTTAGAAACTTTCTGTATTCGGGGTCTTGTAATTGATACGCCGTGTAATTTGGGGTAAATTTACTAGAGAATGGAGCGCTCCCGAATGACGTATTAAACTTACTTGCAAAACCTTTTGCGCTTGTATTGTTTGCAAATCCAAAGAACACAATGGGTGTCACGCTGCCAACTTGTCGAGATAGTCCGACTATACGACCAATTAAATCTAATACAGTTCCCGTGGCGTTATAAATATCAAAATTAAAACCAAAGTTCTCTATAAAATCCGCTTGATTCTGCCAGTCTACTAATAAATTTCTTACTTCAGCGTTTGCTTTTGGCTTTTCATAATACTGTTTTATCAAATATAATATATATTCATTAGTAAGTTTATTAGCCATTAAATTGTCACCTCTGTCACCGTAATATTTGCAATATCAATTGTAAATTTGCCATCGTAATCGGGCGAGGCTTCTTGGTTGGTCCATGTGCTGCCGTCCAAACTCACATCTAAATTACTAACAATATAGTTAAAATTATCTATGTATGACTGCTCGTAAAGCTCACCGGCTGGCACAGGCACACCAATTTCCACGGGAAACAATGCCAGTTTGTTTTTAATAGCTGCTGAGTCAATTGTAGAGCCGGAAACTCTTTGCGTTGCCGTAAGTCTAATGTACAAACTTTTAAATGTTGGCCGGTCAATCTTGCTTTCGTTAATAAAAAAGAATGGCGCTCCGCTTGGCTTGGTTAGCTCATCTGTATAAGTAACATCAACTGCACCTTTATCCGCGCCTAAATTATTCTTTGCCATAACTTCGCCAATATCGTCAAGCGAGCCGCCTTCAATAACTACCCATGTAGTATGAGCATTTAAGTCTCTAGCTGCTTCATAAACGCTTGTGTCGTTTTCGTAAACTTGCAAGTCTATTACTCCGGCCAGAGCTGCCATCTTTGCGTAAATAGCGCCCTTAGTGCTCTGCGCTGGATTTTCAACTGACCTCTTGCGCCTTACTCTAAAGGCCTCTTCTGTCTCTTCCTGCCGTCCTATAGTGGCATTACCGGCGGCAGTTATTGATGCCACTCCTAGCTCTGGCGTTGCCTGTGTAAAAGAGCTGCCTGCTGAATTCCCTACTACAGATCCCCATGCTTGAGATAAAAAGTAACATTGTTAACGCCGATGACCACTGATACAGCAGAATCTAAAAACCAATTTTGATTATTTACATCTGTAATTGTGTACCCAATTGGCAAGGTGCTAACGCGATCCGAATTCACAACTAAGTCCCATTGTGAGCGAGAAGAGGGTAGTAATCTAACGCCCGCTAACTTACCTATAACTTGCTGCATATCGCCGTTATTTAAGTCAGGGTCAAGCTGCGAATATAGCCGGGATAATGCTGATTCAATGTCAAATCTTAGTAGTGCCTCTATGCCTACTCTCTGACCGTCTGGCGAGTTCTGGGCAATATTAATATTAGGCCCATAAATAACCTTATAACCATCGCCTAGTCGTGTAAATAACTCTGCATAAGTGTTTGTTTGCACACCGTTGCCGTCAAATTTTAATGTCATAAGTCGGTTATCTCCAATTCCTCATTTTCAGTATAAATTGTATTATACAGTAATGAGATTGATTGCACACGGTCGACGGTTTTGGTTACTTCTAACGAGGTTATGCGCGTTATGCCTTCTGTCTGCAACGCTACTCGCTCAATTTCTTTTAAGATTGTGTCTTCTGTGCCTTTGCGACCTAGTAAACCAATCCAATCAATATTGTCATCCATGTTTAACGGGTTGTCGTTTTTAAATGACTTTAATCTAGTTGATAAATCTTGGTTTATTTCTGCTTCTTCTTGTATATAATCAGCTAGTCCATTTCCAAACGTCCAATCACCAGCAACTACAGATATATTTTCTATCTGCCTAATTGATATATTGTCAAATGTATTAGTAAGGCCGCTTAAATTTTCGTTTATATTTCCGCAAGCAATATAATATGTCTCACCCGCCTCGGCTGTGTATCTAAATGATGATTGCCCGGGACCACCAGCAACGATGTTTAAAGCCAAATCTGTTGGTGTACTGTTATGCAAAGAAAGCTGATGATTAGCAGCAGTGCCTGTTGTGATTTTTGATTTTATTTGATAAGTGACGCCCGCCTTAAGAGTTACTGTTTGATATATAAACGCTGTTGTTTTTAATGGGGTTGCTGTTCCGCCCGCTTCTAACTTTGCGCCCCATATATAAAAATAATCTCCACTGTCTGGATTGCTTATCACATAATTTTCAAAATCCTGATCCGAATCTGTACCCTCTGGCGCTGTTACTGTAAGTGTATATAGCTGAGGCTCTGTGGTTATTGTCACGTTTGTAGGCGTTACCGAGCTTGCAAAGCTGCTTTCTGGGTCGTAAAGAAACAAATCTAAGCTAGTATCTTGGCCTACATCAGTCCATAAATATACTGATAGCGTAAAAACAGCACCTACCGAAGTAATCAAGGTATGATCTTGAAATAGATACGAATCGAGACTGGCATTTGTAAATATTTTTTGCGGCTGTCACTTCACCATATGGTGATATAAACTTAGTGCTAGCAACGCCAACCCCTAACCTTTGCCATTTAGGATCGTCAAAATTTCTGCCGTTTGGCAACAACTGATTAAAAACGCCTGTAATTTTTCCGCCTAAACTATCAATACTTAATTGAGAATTAACGGGCGACCAGCCAGAGGTGTCAGCAAAAACACCATTCGTAACTAGCTCTGTGTTCTTGACGTTTTCTACTATTTCGCTTTTAGATAATGCTCTTACGCTCATCCTGTACATATCCCATTAACAAATACAAAAGACACTCCATCAGCCACTTTTGTTCCGGTGAATCCGTTTTGTGCGTGTATTTCTGTAGCTGTTAGTGACTGAGGTATGACAGGTGCGGCCCCACCAACGCCAGTTAATACGCCTGATAGTATAGGCGCTGTTACTTTTGTGTCAGAGTTAACAATGCCAGTCGAGCTATGTGCGCCTGTTTGGTTTCTGTCACCTGTTACTGTCTCGTTACCTGTGCGGTCTAGATTGCCCGTTTGATTCCAGTTGCCAAAAGCTAGGCGGTCTCCCTGCATCGTTGCGGTTGTTGGTATTGTAATTGCTCCTGCTTCGTTTTGTATTCCGACTAATGCAAAGCCATCGGAATAATCATGCATACGTTTTCAATGGGAGACACAAAGTCATCAC